AAGAGCAGCGCCCGTAGCAGTAACCCAAGCAGCGCCTGTGTTAATTACTAGACAAAACTCGTTATTGCCTGCGCCATTATCGCTGACGATGTACACCGTACCAGCGGAAACAGAACCAAAAGCGGGAAGATTAGCCGTAGTTACAATAGGAAAATCAAAACCATTTGTAGAAACGACAGGACCTGAAAAGGTAGTTGTAGCCATTTTGAAACCTCACATGCGAGTTATGGGGCGTATCTGTCTGCATGTCGTCAGCCGGAAGCTGTCAGATACGCCGGTTAGTTCCGGATTTAGGTAAGTATATAACACTTATTTATCTAACGCACAAACAAAAAAGGCCCGTCGGTTAGGACGGGCAAAGTCTCAGGGGAGAGTTATAAAAAAGGAGGCCGAAGCCTCCTTTTCTTTTTTCCCAGACCCTTTATGGAGTACCGGGTGATCCAAATATACCACGCGGATCACTAAAGCCAAAGCTATAGCGCTCACGTGCCTTGTAGCGAACATTGCCGGTGTCGAAGTCGCCCTCAAACCCAGTCTTGATCCCTACTCGGTTAAACATCTTCATGCCATTAGGCGCGTCAGTCATGATAAAGAACGCATCAGGGTCTGTAAGATAATGATTTACCTTATAGCCTTGTGGAACCATACCCATGTTACGCACGGCGTTGATGTCGTTATCAGCAGTGCCGACACGAAGAGTAGACTTCATGATGCGGTCTGCAGTGAACTGAAGCTCCTTAGGGATAATCAGCTTAGTACCTTGAACAGCAATCTTCAAACCGCGCTCGTCAGTGAACGCTGCGATGTCGATAAGAGCCTGCTCAAGCGCCGCCTCACTAAGGTCTGCCGCAACAGCCAACTCGTTTGCAAGATCAGGTCCGCCCAGTGTTGGGTGATCTGTCGCACAGAGAGGCTTTCCGTCACCACCAAGAGAGGTAGTGAAAGCGTTGTTGAGGATAGACGCAGCTTTAATCTGCTTCGTTGTCGCCATTGAACGAGCAAGTGCCTTTGTGTAACGAGCCGATAGTCGGTCGTACAGGTTGTCTTCCACTGCTTCTTCAGTCAGTGAGAAGGCCAAAGCCACTGTTTCGTGAGTGTAGCGAGCAGTGTAAACCTCTTGGGCTTGATCGAATGCAACACCCGAACCCTCTGATTTAACTGGCGCTTCGCCAAACCCGGATAACATCACTTCTTCCTCGAATGCACGGTCAGAAGACTCGGTTTCGTAGATTTCAGCATGCTCGTTTTCGTAAGAACCATACTCGAGGCCAAACAAAGCGTTTAGACCCGGCTCTAGCTCTTTTACTAGTTGTGAACGTGATATAGCCATGACCTAAGTCTCCTATTGACCTGCAACACCGGCAGAACCGTAAAGGTGCTCGTTAATTTTAACCACAACCACCGCGTTTGCACCGACTGCGTTGTTAGGCACGTCCCAAAGGCCAATGACCTTGAGGTTAAGTGCTGCAGTAGTAGCAATGCTTGATGTATCCAACTCGTTCGCTGAAACACCTGTTGTAGTGCTGCCCGTTCCAATAACAATGTCTGCATTTTTGCCGTAATCGGTTGCAGCAGAAGTACCATCGTTTTGGATAAGGAACATCTGGTTAGGATCATCGAGTACGTCTGCGGTGATCTTACCCTGAGTGATGTTCACTGAACCGGGATAGTAGTTTGAAAAAGTAGGTTTTCCAGTGGTTGGGTCCGTGTAGAAACAACCATTGAACACCCCGACCGCCGCTGTGTGAGCCGAAGGGTCGAATTGGAGAATGTAACCATCTTTCAATGTGACTAGGTCACCCTGAAAAATAGCTCCTGCTTGGTTGTCCGCAATTTCGTAACCATACTGCTTCTGGCTACCAGTGCCAGAAAGGTTACCAAGCGGACGTAAGCCAAAAGCCTTGTCTGCATTTGCCATGATAAATGTCCTCTAAAATTAGATTACTCGGAACCCGATCTTGGGCCACCGAGGCTTACTTTGGACTGTCTTTCCGGCGAGTTGATCTTCATCGACGAATGTGCGTTCGTCTTCAACATGTCGTTATCCACAGCCTTTATTTGATCATGGGTCCGTGAAGAATAAAATTTTCGACGCTCTTCTGCTGTTTCATCGGGTATTCTAGCTAACAATAATCCGCCTACAGAGATAACCCCTGCATGCTTGCCGTCATCTTGAACACCAGAATCAAAGTCAGGATATTCTTCCCCTCTAACCAGTTCATACCCCTCTCGGAGTTTCCCTGCTATGTTAGTGCGGTCGTCTACCCCACCAGATTCAGCCCTGATCCAACGGTGCTTATAGCCCGCAGGCGCAGGAGGCGCGTCTAGTCGTGAAGGAGGTGCCCAAGGTTTGCGGCGCGTAGTGGTCTCACGGGTATCCGAATCACGAACACTACGATTAAGTTTTGGCACGCTTTTCTCAGTCATCTAAATTACTCCTTTACATATTTGGCGTATTCTTCAAGTGGAACCCCAAGTTTTTTCGCTATCGCAACTTGACTGGGAGTCAACCGAACAGTGCGGCGTGCTGAGTTGTTTACTCCCGAAGATCGGGTTGCAGGAGCCACCGTTTGCACGGGCCGGTTTCTCCTGTTGTCTGGTTGCGTAGGTGTTGAGTCATATTCACTAGGAAATATTTGGCTCATCCTACGATCTATCTCACTATAATACTCGTCGGTGCTAGGGTCAAACCCTTCTTTTTGAACTAAATCCATGTGGATACCCCGAACTGCATGGGTCATCACTGTATTTGTACCAAACCAAGAATTCTTTTCGGCCCATTCTTCCGCTTTTACATCCGGCTCGGGCATTCTTGGGCGCAGTATTTCAGGCTGTTCGACAGGCGTTTTAGGTGCTTCCGCTTCCTGACGACGTTGGTTTGTCGTTTCATTAAGCTTGTTCTGCTCCCATATCATAGAGGTAAGACGCTGTTGAGCTTCCGTCTCGGTATCTATGTCACCCTCTTCACGGGCCTTCCTAATAACTTGCTTTAAAGCAACTACATGACTGTCAACACGGCCTTGGGCCTCTTGCAGTCTTTCCGTGTCCGTCTTCTTATACTGCTCCTCAAGGCTTTCGTTCTGCTGCTTTACATTGCGTGCATACTCAAGGGCAGCCTCTTCACGGCGCTGCGTTTCTCTCAACCTAGCCGTAAGCTTGTCTATTCGCTTCTTAACTTTATCCGAATAGTTATCTAATTCTTCTTCTGCAGGGGCGGCTTTTTTAGGCGCCTCTTCTATTAGTTCGGCCTTTTCTTCCACCGCTAATTTAGCGTCAGAGCCGTCCTCGTTCATTTCAACGGTGGCTTCCTGTTCATCTTCGCCAACATTAAAGTCTAACTCTTCTGTCATTGATTCACCCATAAAAAGCCTCCTTATTACATGTGTAGAATATCTTCAGGGTCATTTACTAGCCCCAAGATTTCATCATCGTTTAGTAAACGAATCTCGCCACCATCTATCTGAATACGAGACCCTGCATATCGACCAAAGATTACCCAGTCACCCGCCTTGCACCACGGGCCGTAGGGAAATTTAGACTCGTCAGCATAAGATAGATCACCTACCTTCAACACGTATCCGACATTAGTTGCCAGTTGTGCTCGTTGACGGGTCTCCTCCGCAATCACAATTCCACCTTTTGTGGTTTTAGCACCACGATAAGGCAAGATAGCTAGGCGCCATCCGGTGGGTTGCGGAATAAGGTTTAAAACAGAGTCAGAAAGCCCGTGTTCATCGACTTTCCCTTCTTCGGTGTACGCATCATCGAGGGTGGTCTTCTTCGGCCCTTCTTCTTTGGCCACGGCTTTCCACTTTTCCTCTAAAGGCGTAAGTTTCTTTTCAGGTTCCATATAGGTCTCTCTGGTGGGTTAAAATTCTTCTGAATGTTTATCCAATTTTTCTCGGATAATTTGATCCACAAGTTTTATGCCTTCCAGACGGCCCATAAGAAAACGGTAGCGTTCCATGTCAGTGATAGAGCCATTAAGCACTATCGCCTCGGAGTCTTCCTGTAATTTCCTAACCTCTTTCAATACGCTTTCAGCGAATTCAAGCATGGTCGTTTTTCCATGAAAGCAGACAGTTTAAAGCCACCGTCTGGGGGCATACTTAGTAAATCTTTACTGGGCGGTTGCCGTCACGTTTTTTAACGGTCCTTACTGCCCCGCCGGACTTCATCTTGTTAGATTTTCCGGCTTTATTTAAAGCAATAGCTACAGCTTGTTTTTTGGCTGCAGCTTTGTTCTTGGGTTGACTGGCGCCTATTTTACCCTTTTTTCCGTAAGTTCCAACTAGTTCACCTATGTTTTTACTAATTGTTTTACTACTAGACCCTTTTTTAAGAGGCATTACCTGCCCCCTTGTTTAGGTGCATTAATTCTTTCTCTAGCAACATTCGCCCTTTCTTGAGCTATTTTCTGCTGAGATTCTATTCGAGCTTGATTAGCTTCAGCGTTCTGAATAATTCTAGCCTGATCAAGCTTAACGCCTTCCTGCTTGATCGCTATGTCCGCTTGGTCCTTAGCAGCGCGCTGCTCTAGCTCCCTAGCTTTCAGGGCCACTACTGGGTCTTCGCCTGTTCCCTCTCCTGAAAGCTGACTTTGGACGTTTTTCATTTCCATCATGCCTTCGGCTACTTTGATCGAAATCATTGCCTCACGTTGCAAGTCAGAAACCATGTTGTCTGGGTCTGACCCATACTCGGTAAACAGCTCTGCTTCTGCGGCTTCCTCTGCCTTTAACCGTACATGGTCTAAAACATGCTTTTGGAGTTCTGATGATCCCAAGGGATTAGCCTGCATAAGAGGCGACAGGCCCATCATCAGGTGGGCTGCAATATGTGCGTCGTGTTGTTGCCCGGCAAAAGCCTTCAACGACTTGTTGTCCGCCGCATCAGCGTTCTCGCTTGCAGGGTCCTTAGGTAACTGATTAGTTTCCATCTTCAGGATGCCGTCAATGTCTCGAACATTCATGGCCTGATAGACGCGATGGTAAGCCTCGTACATATTGTGCATTTGCGGCGCACTTTGAGCCAACTGCAGTTGAGCCTGTGCAAGAGTAATCCTTTGGGCCGCAGAAAACACGTTCGGGTCGGCGATAGGCAATATTGCGACCATATGGCTGAAATCATCGCGTTTTATGCAACGAGAAGCGCCGGGAACGTCATACGGGTATTCATCAGGTAAGAATTGCCCGAATCCTGCCGCTAACATCTCAAATTCTTGCGTCTGAGCGTAGTAAAGGCGCTTGTGTATGGCAGAGGTCACCATTGAACCGCGTTCCAACAGTGCAAGCGTAGTGCCTACAGCAGCCTGTTGGTTAGAGTCCCCTATCTGCATGTCTGCAGTGCTTGCTAGGCGCTTTCCGGCGTCTACGGTAAAGCCTAGAAGCGTAAATAGCGTCTGGCTTGGCTCTTTGTAGGGCAGAGGCAGCAGTGAACCGCTTAACTCGGCGCCACCGGCGTCAATATCCCGCCATTCGCCCGGCTGAATGGGGTTATCATCGTCAGCAATCCGTGCGCCTTTTGCTTTGAAGCCCGCAGGAAGGTTGGATAGCGTGCCTGCGTCAAGAAGTTGACGCAAAGCGGCTGTTGCAGTCTTACTTAGGCCGCCGATCAAGTGGACAAAACCTAAACCGTAAGCGCCGGGACCTTCAATCAACACATAATGCACAAAATATTCACGACGACACTTGTATTCGTCATCTTCTAACCAATTTCTTCGTACTCCAACCACTTGTCCGCTGTTTTCGTCAATCGTAACAACGTAAGGCAGCTTAATTCCTGTCTCCTTGTTCTTTTCGTCCACATCCTCAAAGCCAAGAAGGTCCAAATCAACCTGAAACTCTAGCAAAAAGACTTCTTCAGGCTCGCCGCTTGAAGTTAAACCCGTAACTCGGTCTATTGCGTACCTAATCTGATCCCCGCCAACAGGGTCATTCTCTGGGTCGACTGCTACGTCGAGGTATTCACCTGCAACAACGCGCTTTCTGAACTCATTTGAGTCCATAGATATACGATGGGTAATTCTTGGGCACTGAGAAATGACACTCGACCCGCTGTAAGGAATATAAAGATCGTCAGGAAGGACCAAACGACTAACCATGCGGCCCAGTTGTTCATCATAATAAACCTTCTTAAATGCAGAACCGCCGTATCCAACGTAAAATAGTAATTGATCGAACTCCGGCGTGTATTCTTTCATCACCGACGTGATTTGATAGTTCATAAAGTCCTGCACGCGCGAAGCCTGTTGGACCTTATCGATAGTTTCCTTGCCCAACGTCTCAGTACGGACAGGGCCACCCGCAGGCATGAGCTCTTTAAACGCTTGCGACTGAAACTGGACAACGGCCTCTGTCAGCATTGGGTGGACAGCGCCTGCTGCGCCACGGAACGGTCGCGTGCGGTCTTCAATTTTAAGACCTAGCAAGTCCATTCCTTTAGCGTACATCTGCTCCCAGTCCTGCCTAGAAGCCTTGTCTGCGTCGAATAAGGCAAGTAGATCAGAGGAAATATTGTTTAGCTCGTCCTGATCGATAACCTCAGCAAGGTTACTGTAAAACTCAACGTCGTTTTCCTCGTTAACTTCAATAACGGCGCTGCCATCCTCCTCGAGAATGATATCAATATCCGGCTCCTGTTCTCCCATCATTTCAATGATGTCAGTTACTGGAGCCAGATTTACGACTTTATCTATTGGCATGTCGTTTTCCTAGAAGTATTTGCGGTTATCGTTATGTACGCGTTCTACTGAACCGCCACGCTTAAAGTATCTTTCGCCGGCCGGTGTCTTTACCAAGTGTTCTGGGCTTTCTACCGGTATGGTCTGCGGCTTTTTGGCCAAGACTAATGGGCCTACTTGTATCACTTGCTCCGCTGACTTAACGGGCATACCGTCAGTCTTTTGGTAGAAATAACTGTGACGGAAAGGATTCATTCCAACCTCAACCCAGTCAGGGTCGTTGGTCCTAATAATCTCTTCGGCCATCGCCTTTACGTTTTCAGGAGGGCGATTTTCCCACGAGCCGTATACTCTAGCAATGGTGCTCTTACTTGCCGGCTTGCCGCTTGGCATTTCACCTGCCGCAATGTTCAGGCCGCCTTTAGCACTAGACTTAAACTCAACATCATTGAGTACAGCCGCTTGTCCGTAGCCTATGGCCTCTCCACCTGACTTAGTGCCATCGTGCAAAGAGACTACCCACGTGTCGTATGACTCGTAAGCAGGGATGTCTAGTCGGGATGCTACAGGAGTGCCGTCAGGTATGTCCACGTTTACCCCCACAATACCTGCTGATTTCTCTGGGTTTTTAGTCAGAGCCATCGCAATGTCTTCAAGGGTAGGCATTTGTTGTACCGCGGCTAGCGGCTTGATTGGCTGAAACTCCCGAACAATCTCTTGGTATTCTTCGGTGCTTATCTTTCCTTCACGTAACTGTTTTGCGGCTTCTTGGACCTCGGGGACCCGAGTTTGTTTAACGCCAGAATGGGTAGAGCGCCACTGCTTCTGGGTTTCTTCAGTGATGCCTAGCTGCTTTTGGGCGTCTTGGAGGGACCCAAATTGCGTATTCCTTCCGCCATTGCTGCTCGGAACTGCTTCCTGCGCGCTTCCAGTTCGGGGCTGAAGGTCGCCTTTGATGGCGTCGTAGAGCTTTTTGTCGATTTTTCCGGTTGCATAGTATTCATCCACTACCTTTAAACTTTCGTTCAACGCCGTATCATAATCCATTTCACTGAGATTATCTATGGTCGTTTGGAATTGCTCACCCTTACCGCCTTGGTTGTTCCATATCTCGATAGTTACTCGAGGGTCATCCGCGTACCGCTCTACCATTCGTTTGATAGAGGACCGCGCGTCACGGTGGGAATCCAAGAACACATCTAACGGGACAGGGCGACCTTCGTCAATCGCCCTGTCTAGCATCTGAGTGACCGCTTTCTGTGGATCACGGTCAATGTAAACAATTTCTACCGCTTTGCCTGAGTCCGCTGCGCTATCAATTAGGCCTACCGACTTATCAAATTTAGCCAGTGTGCCGTCCATTACTAGATCGGCCGCATCTTCTGCGGCATCCGACAGGCCTGCCGATTTACCTGAGGCAGGGCCGCCCCCTGTAAATACCCATACGCCCTCTTGGCCCATGTCTTCAACAAGGCGCTGCTGATAAAGCACTTTGTTCATGGCACTCGCAGGCTCATGCACGTTCTGTGCACGTGAGCGGTCAGCAAGATAATCAGGGCTTAGCTCTCGCCATAGGTCCGCGTTCAGAATCTTTCCACCTTTGGTCTTGGGGATAAGCTTGTACTGCTCAATCGCAGCCTGCGGGTCCGCGGCTATCTGCTCGTTAAAGCGAACAGCAATGGGGTCGTTTACTACAGCAGGGTCAGTTCTTAGTTGTTCGGCCGGATACTCCATTAGTTTAGGAGTTTCTGGCGCTTGGGCCGTGGTCCGTGTCACGTCATCCAACATCTTCGAGGACTGAGTCGCGGCCTCTGCGCCCGCTTTTGCAGTGCGCTTAGCGCCTCTTGCGGCCATCCCCATCAAAGGCACTGTACCGGCCATGGACAACGTAACTAACTGCTCGTACATCTTAGCAGCCTCAGTATCCCCTGCAGCGCGTGCTTCATTGGCAAGGTCAGAAAACTTCTCGACGTCCATGCCCGAACGTATCTCACCCGTCACCGGCGCCATGTCTAACGCATAACCCACAGGATCATCCGCCGCTCCGGTCTGCATTGTCTTGCCTACCTTATAAATATCCGCGAGCAATTTTGCAGAGGGGCTTTGACTTTGCACGACTTCCTTTCCGTACTCATAAACACTAGGAGGGATTCGTTTTGCTCCACTGAGTACGTTCTCAAGCAGGCTGCGGCTTTCTGTCTGTACTTGGTCCGTGGGCCGTGGTTCTTGGACGGGGACAGGCGCCTCTTGGGTGTCCATCGCTATTAACTGAGCCGTGA